TGCTGTATGCCACACCATCTGTTATGACATCAGTAAAGAGACTGTTGAAATAGAGGAACATTTCAGGGTTTACAAACGCTAAGAAAATGAAAGCCAATTCTGCTGATACCAGTATGTGACCATTGGTATTTTGAAAAAACAATTCTGATGTTTTCTTATCGTTAGATTTTGCCAGTGTTTCTATGAAATGCTTATTAACTCTCATGAACACTTTGAAATCAATAGGAACCAGTTTGTTTTCTTCGATATATGCTGTATAGTCGAATACGGCTCTGTTTTCCTCTAAGAACCCAAAATGCAATCCCGCTATTTCTGGCAATAAAGTTTCATCCGTCTGGATTTCTTTTTTTAGGATTGTGGTCTTGTAGTCCATAGTCTTACTCAAACACATCCATAATCTTGGTTTCCGTGATACTGGCGATTGTGAAATCTGCCACTGTACCCTTCATCCCTTTCAGGAAATTGTCATACGCACTGCGAAAATCGTGCGCCTGAACCAAGTAGTAGGAAGAAGTCAGTTTCTCCGTATTGGTCTTTTCATTAAGGCTTATGAAATTGGCCTTAACTTTATACCAGAAGTCGCCTTCAGGGTCGTAAAAGACTTCAATGACATTAGACTTTGTTACGGCAGATACTGAAAATTCTCCTGAAATATAGGGGCGCACCTCTTCAGTAACGCGAGCTTCAGCTTCAGTAAAAGATAAGGCTTTCACAAGGTAAGGTTCGCTTACCTCCTTAATCTTTCCATTCTGCATCTGCTTTTTGAACTTTACTTTTGCTTCAATAAAAGCTCTCATATAATGTGATTTAGAATTAACAACTGCTATTCATCATTTTACCTCATCCAGATTGATGTAAAGGGCGTGGTAAGGCACTTTCTCCGGGCTTATAACCTGTGGAAATTTAGTTAACTCCCAACTATAACTGGTATATCTCTTAAAGAAATAGGTATCATAGGAAGTGCCAATCTTCAAGCAGATGTTACAACTCTCTGTCGGAGGATTACTCTTTAAGTTTTTCCAATTCGTCATTTGACTGCAATTTAAGGGAGGTTTTGATGTACTCCTATATATAATAGTATTGGGTGTATAGTGAGATTGGGCAAAGTGAAACCGCCGTCTCTATAACTATCTGATATTCTGTGATAAAAAAATTGAATTTTTTTATTTTGACTGTGTACTGAATGATTTTATGGTATTCAGGTATTCTCCGGCCAACTATACAGAGTGACTACTACCAATAAAATCAAGATTATGCGTAAACGCACTGAAAATAATTCAAACGGTAATTTCTTTACTGACGAGGCTTTGGTTGCACATTATAACCTTGTCAAAAAGACCATTACTGAATATACCGAAGAACTGACACGTCGATGCAGATACAAAAGTGTCGTAAGTCAAGTTGAGAACGGCACCATAATGGATGACCGTTCCAGACTCATAGATCTATATGAAGCCTGCTATATCCAAAATGCACATCTTCAAGGCACAATTCTTACTCTGTTTTCTCAGTTAGTGGGAAAACGATATATGTTTGCCCGTGAAGGTGAGGATGGCAAGTGGGTTCGTGACCCCAAGCAGTCAAAAATATGCCAAGGCTCACAGTTTGAAAAGATTATCAAGGGCATAATTGAAGCAGAGTTATATGGTTATACTCTTCTTGAAATTATGCCGGAACTTGACCCTGAAACTGGATTGCTGAAGGAAGTAAACAATATTGAACGCCGTTGTGTTCTTCCAGATCAACGCCGTGTTGTTCAACACTGGTGTCAATGGAGTCCGGGCTGGGATTTAGACGATGAGCAATATAAACATAACTATATTCTTATCAATACTGGTGGGTTTGGTGTTTTTGCTGCAACCACGCCCAATATTCTCGCCCAGAAATATACGGTTAGCAACTGGGTAAACTTCAGTCACACTTATGGGCAGCCTATCATTCACGGCAAAACCGAAGCTGAAGACAATGAATCGCGTCAAAGACTGGCTCGGAAAATTGGTTCGGCAGCTCAGAATAAAGTGCTGGTAACTGGTAAGGGGGATGAAATTGATATTAAAGCCTTTGCAGCGTCCAACTCTGAAAAAATTTACCAGACACTTGCGGAGTTCACCAATAAAGAGAATGACAGCCTGATACTTGGTTCAGAATCTATGGCCGGTGCTACTCAGGCTTATGTCGGATCTACCAAAGCTCACGAAAATATATATCGTGCTCGTATTAATTCATATCGTACTCGCATTGAGAACGTAATGAATGAGCAAGTGGTTCCAGTCCTCAGATACTGGGGTATAATCTCTGATGATGTGTACTTCAAGTACATGAACAAAGTTGAAATGTCTGATGAGAATAAAATCAAGCTCTATGATATGCTCACAGACAAATATGAGATTGATCCCGAAGAAATCAACAAGGAATGGGGCGTTGAAGTCGGCCAGCAGCGCAATTTTGAAGCTGGTACCGGTGGAGGCGGCCTTGGTGACTGGGATGGCGATGGTGATAACGATGGTCATCGAATGAGTGATGAAGAATATTATAAACGTTACGGTCATAATCGAAATCGTATAAATTTTCTGTCAGGGGTGCATTAAAAGGCGGATGCACCTCTGACCTTGCAAAAAAGACTAAGGCTGCCATGACTGAAGAGCAACAAGCCGAACATGACAGCGATTATCAGTCTTTGGTAGCCTTATTTATTCAGTTACTCAAATCCTTACGTAATGAAAATAAGGATGAGGCTCTTTACGCTCTTTCAGAATTAAGAACTGAAATAGCTTTTAAGCACGTTGTCAAGGGGTTGGGTATAGAAGTGGATAATGCAATTCAACTTCTGAAAAACTCTGAAGATGAAAATCTTACCCAACAAGAGAAAGACCTCATAGACCGTCTTACTGCTGCGATTCTTAATCTGATTGATTTTTCCGTTTGTGAGGAATACCAGCTTTATGATGAAGTGTTGGATATGGTTGGAGATACTGATATTGACTTCAATTCTGATGAATATGATGAATTGCTTGCTGTGTGTAAAAAGTATAATGATCAGTATTCTGCTATTGAAAATTCTGATATTGAATATGCTGGAATTGTAGCGGCAATGTGGATGAAAATGTCTGCTACGGACTATGCTGTGTATTGGACTCAAAACGATACAAAAGTTAGACCCTGGCACATGGCATTACAAGGATATGCAGCTCCCAGAGATGAGTTCCCATCCTGGATGATTCCACCCATTGAGTATAACTGTCGTTGTTTCTTGGAGATATTGGAAGTACCTCGTGCAGACGCTAAACTAAGCCAAATCAAAGGTTCTGCTAAAGATCTTGTAAAACCCAAACAGCTGAATAGCGTATATAGCGAATCTTTGGCTAAATGTGGTAGAATTTTTGGATCAACTCATAGTTATTTCTCAGTAAAAGAAGAAGATACGGGAATGCTTATGGGCTTTGTTTCCAGATTAAGAGAGAAATATTATGTCTCGGCAGAAGTTTGACCCCAGTAAAGTCAAAACCCAATTTGGCAAACATTTCTATGAAGGGCAACGTCTTGGCTCTCATAGAGAGCGACAGTATCAACAATGGCTTCGTAGCCAAAATGGTGGTACTGCAAAAGGGCGTGCCGCTTTCCCCAAACAATACAGCAAATATTTCAGTTCCGGAACAAAGTTTACCACTCGGCAAGGACATTTGGCTTCCTGGGCCAAACCTATGTCACTTAAAGGTGGCTCCAATCCAAACTATAACTGGGGTCGTGCCAGCTATCTTGACTCTAAAGGAATTGTGCGCAAAGGCTCATCCAGTGGACGTTGGGGTTCTGATATAAGCCAAGGCAAAAGGGGCTCTGGAAGCTCCGTTACAATACTTCACGGCACAAAACAATGGATCCATCAAATTCAGATAAGCCTCTATGCACTTCGTGTTCAGTCAGAAAATTTCCGTGTAGTAGTTGGTCGAAGAGCGATGAAGGTGTTTCAAAACTCTTTCAAATATCAACAATTTTATAGCAACCGTTCTCGTAGATGGACTCCATTATCAGCATATACGCTAAAGAAACGTGCCAGTAGAGGTACTGGTAATCGAATTTTGAAAGAGTATGGTGATTTATACAACTCTCTCAAAATGGATGAAAATGCTGGAACTGCCAAAACAAGAATATATACTGATGTCGTACCGGCCAACTCTGCTCATCATAAAAAACATAGTATATGCTATGCCGGATATCATAATGAGGGAAAGGGTACATATGGAAGTGCGTGGAATGGCCATAAGCCAAAATCATATATTAAGAGACAGTTTATGGGTCATTCTTCTTACTTGAATCCATTTACTGACAGCTTTATGAGGAAGATGATGAAATTATACCTCTTTGATAGTGTGTTCCTTGTCAAGAAAACCTAAGCTATTATCAATAAAGACTGAACGATGATCATAGATAAGAAAAATAATAAAGTCATAAGTGGCAATAAAACTAGTTCCGTTGCACCGCCCATAGATAAACCCCAAGAGCCGCAAGAAAAGCCTCTTCAGGTTGAATCCAATGGGCCTATGGACGTATTGAAGGCTATGAAAGAGAAATCCCCGACGAAATCGTAGCTGTCGTAAAACAGGTCAAAGACAAATTCGACCAGCTATATGTTCTTTATACAGACTACACTGGAAAAGAAGAAAGGCGTGTATCAAAAGAGCGTAGACAAAAGGACCCTATCTTGTTCGGAACTTTCGAGGATCCTAGCGCTAAAGCTGTAATAGACAGGTTTTATTTTTTGGGTGACTGGGAAGATGAATACTGCGACCTTACTTTAGATAAAATGGTCAATGAAGTAAAGACATCAAAGCAACGTGACATTGTAAGAACAATTAGTACTCCAGAAGATATTGCGGAGCTAAAGGAGCAACTTAACCAGCTTGTAGCAGTAAACAACGTTTTCAGACTTGAACGTGAAAAGAAAAAGGGATTTTTCAAAAACATTCAGTCTTTTTTAAGAGGTGGTAAAAAATGAAATCAAATGTA